AGGCGAAATACGCGCATGAGAAAGAACTCAGAATCATCAAGCGCCGCCGCGCAGAGTTTAAGAAAACAATGGGGATGGTCGGGACGGCTATTTTTGCTTGGGCCTTTTTTATGGCTTTCTTGTTCGCGGCTATTTGGGCGTACCGGCAGGGCCAATAATGCTAATGGCGTTTCTGTTGATGGTTGTTGTTGACGGGGCCACAGTAAGCACTCCCGACATGTTATTTGAAAACATCTACGAGTGTAACAAGTTTGCAAACGCCATAGAGCGAGGAGAGTTAGGGCCAAATCAACGCCCTTATAAATGGCAAGAGAATATATCTGCCTACTGCGTTCCAAAGATGGTTCGGGGAGATACTTTCTTATTTAAGTGATATGTGTTGGAATTTTAATTGACGCAGGCTTTGTTCATGCCTCCCCAACCTCGCGGGCGGGTGCGTCAAAGCCCGCACTAAAAAGGAGTTTTATGAAATATGTACTTTTAATCTCTATTTTATTCCTCACATCTTGCGTGACAGTTCCAGAATGCTCTACTCGCACCCTGAGCTTTGAAATCCCTAGCGGAATCCCTTTTATAGACGGGGCGTTCACGATAAAACGTGACAACACACATCGAGACTGCGGGAAAACCACAGAGCAATTAGAGCAAGATGATGCGGATCGAGCGCGGCTGGGGATTAGGCTCTGGCCTAGTAACGACGATGACTAGCCATCAGAGACTGGCCCGAATTTGCGGAGAAAGCTATAAAGAAAGCACCTTTGAAGAGGCCAACATTGAGGTGCTGGTAAAAGGTAACGTATTCGCATTTCGAGGTACGGATGAACCCAAAGACGCGATAAGAGACATACGCATCTTCCCGCTCTGGACTCGGGAATTGGGCTGGTGTCCGGCTGGCTTCCTCCGGGCAAGTAGACGGCTCGTCAACAAAGTTACATCAATGTGCTTGGAACAGGACATTGACTACAAGAAAATAGAGTTAACGGGGCATAGTCTGGGGGGTGCGATAGCCCTTATTACTGGCGCGTTAATGGTAAGGGACGAGATCCCGCCTAAGCAGGTAGTGACATTTGGCGCTCCAAGGTGCGGGCGATTGAAGATTTTGGATCAGGTGCTGGTCACGCAATACAGGCATGGGAAGGATATAGTTCCGATGATTCCTCCGCTGATGAGGCGACATAACAAGTTGCTTGAGTTTGGTACACCTGAAAGCTATATCCAAGATCACTTCGTGAAGAATTACGTCAAGATGGGGAAACCTGAGAGAAAGATATGACTCCAAAACAGCTAGAGCCAGACTCCCAGTATGCGAAATACGATGCTGATGGAGATGGTGTTGTGTCAGATCAGGAGCTTGAGACAACTGCTCGGCTCCAACAGCTAGAAGCAGCACATGAGAAGGCAGACGCTCAAAGAAATATGTGCTGGTTGGCGCTGTTAGGAATGCTGCTTTATCCAGCGTTGGTTGTCTTCTGCGACCTTCTAAACCTGAACAAAGCTGCTGAGTTGCTTGAAGCAATGTCGAGCATATACTTCGTGAGTGTCGGCGGCTTGATTAGTGTGTGGTTTGGATCAGTGGCCTACACAAACACTAAGAACAACGGGAAATGATATGACAGTAGACGTAAAACAGGTTTACGGGGAAATTTCTGCCGACGAAGGCAAAGTTCTGCACACTTATTTGTGTAGTGAGCTACATAAAACGGTTGGCATAGGCCACAAAGTTTTGGAGACAGACGCAGAAAACGCTTTGCCGATCCACGGCACAAATGACGATGTGCCTGCTGAAGAGTCTATATCTGAAGGTCGGTGCTATGAACTGTTCCAAGAAGATGTCCAGATTGCGATTAGCGGGTGTCAGAAGATTTACAGCAACTGGGAAGAACTCCCGCAGGAAGCCCAGCACATTTTAGTTAATATGTGCTTTCAGTTAGGGCGGGGCGGATTAGGAAAATTCAAGAACTTTAAGGCGGCAGTGGAGGATCAGAACTTTACTTTAGGAGCAGTTGAGATGATGAATTCCCGTTGGGCGGGTCAAACGCCTGAACGCGCCGAAAGATTAAAAGTAAGAATGTTAGCTTTGGCTGACGCATAGGAGAAGAACTGATGATGAGAGCGCCTGACGCTTACTATAACGGCCCCTATAATCAACAAGGTGGAGGCCCTTGGCCGCATCCGCAGTACCCTGCCGCCGATGAAAGAGAGATGTACCCCGGAGGCTTTGGCGGCGGTAGAGGGGTTCTCCCCGGAGAGATGGATTTTGGCAGGAAGCCAAGGTTTCCTGAAGTTGACCCCGAATATGGCATGCCTCGTCCTCCTGACTTTCCTCCAAGGCAGCAACCAGCGCCTTGGAAGCACAGGAACCGATACGCTCCCTCTCCTTTTTACCAGAGAAGGTTTAACCGATATGCGCCGATGATGCCTGACGGTGGTGGCTCAATTCGGGGTGGCGGCATGGGTCAGGTAATCCCAACCAACATCCCCTTCAGGGATCAGGGCTATGGGTCTCCCATGCTGAGCCAGAACCTGATTCAGTCCTTGTCTGGGCCAAACAACCTGATGAATCCCTACAGGCGTGACACAACGCTGGATATGCTTAGCAGGTTCGGGCGCGGCGGTGGCGGAGGCTGGGGCGGTATGCCACATGACCCCTACTACGGTCGCTGGGGCGGAGGCGGTGGTGCCAAAGGTGGTAGAGGCGGCGGGGAGTATCCGGGGCCTATAGATTGGCAAAATCGAGACCCTCGTCAGCCGCCTCCTTACTATCCCGAGAATGGCGCTCCACCTCCAGAGACCGAAAATGGCGCTCCACCTCCAGAAAATGGCACTCCACCTCCAGAAAATGGCACTCCACCTCCCGAGAATGGCACTCCACCTCCGGGTAATGAAGCTCCACCTTCGGGTTTCGAGTATTTTGATTCGCCGGTTGCAGGTGAGGAACCTGTGCTGCGACCTTCTGATGCACGATATGGTGTAGGGCATGGGGGGCTACCCCTTACCCAAAGGGATGTTGAATATCTTGCAGGCAAAGGTGTCCCTGTTCAGAGTGACGGGTCTATAGCAGAAGCTGACTTTATAGCTTGGGCTAATAAGTCTAAGGCCCCCGGCCCAATTGTTAAGCATCCGGGGTTTAACGAATGGCTTAACAGGGGAAGTGGGTCATTTGAGGATTGGCTGAAGACTCAGCCACAATATGCTGACTCTCATGGGAGGGGCGTAAATCTTGAAGCTTGGAATGCTGGGGCGGATACTGATGGCAACGGTCTTGTTTCTGCCGAAGAACTGGCGGCTTACCAAGCGGCACAGGCTGCTGCCGCTGAAACCCCGTTGCCTGCAAGTGCTGGAGAAACCCCGGATCAACTGGCGGCAGAAACCCCGATTCCTGATGCGGGAGATCAAGGAACTGATCCAGCAAACCCCTACAACTACCCTCCCGCAATGGTGGCGGCACTACAAGCCGCCGGTATTGACCCAGCTACATTTGATCCGAGCAACCTTGGGAACCTTGGAGCGGGGCTTGGGGGAATGTTTGCGAGAGGCGGTCACGTTGGAGCGCCGATGCGGAAGCCCCCTCCAATAGAGCGGCGGAATTTACCGGCAGATTTGGCGAGGCTACAAGCCAGAGCCGAAAATCTTGGTCGCAGGCCCCCGCCAAATCTCAGGCGGGTGCTAGATCAACTGGATTCGCGCCGAGTCTAGCTATGCCCTTGCAAAAGATACAGTTTGCCCCCGGCGTGGATAAGGAGGGCACTGAATACACTGCCGATTCCGGCTGGTTTGATTCTGACAAGATCAGATTCAGAAAAGGCAGGCCGGAAAAAATAGGTGGGTGGACAAAATATACTGAGACCTCTTTTCTCGGGGTGTGCAGGTCTGTACATGCTTGGGCTTCTCTTGCGGCTGTTAAGTTTGTTGGGCTGGGAACAAACCTGAAATTTTATGTGGTAGAAGGGGTTAAGCCTAACGACATAACCCCTTTAAGAGCTACAACCTCGGCTGGGGATGTAACATTTTCCGCGACAAACGGATCTTCCACGGTGACTGTTACTGATGTTAGTCATGGCGCTGCTCAAAATGATTTTGTCACTTTTTCAGATGCGGTAAGTCTGGGCGGGACTATCACGGCGGCTGTCCTGAATCAGGAATACCAGATCGCGTCGATTTCTACTGCGAATGTTTATACCCTTACCGCTAAAGATACTAGCGGAGATACTGTTACCGCGAATGCTAGTGACAGCGGCAATGGTGGATCTGCCGTGGTGGGGGCCTATCAAATTACTACTGGCCTTAATACTTACGTGTCAGCAGTAGGATGGGGCGCAGATCCGTGGGGAGGTGGGACTTGGGGAAGCGGCTCAGCCCTTGGGGTTTCTGGGCAGCTAAGGCTGTATAGCCAAGATAACTTTGGGGAAGATTTAATTTTTAATGTCCGTAATGGCGGCATTTATTACTGGGATCAGTCTTCGGGGCTAGACACAAGAGGGGCGAATATAACCTCTCTCGGAGGGGCATCAAATTGCCCAACGGTAGCTGCACAGGTTTTAGTCTCAGATAATGACCAGCATATTATTGCCTTTGGCGCGAATACATTAGGCTCTGCCGCTCAAGATCCACTGCTGGTGAGGTGGTCGGATCAGGAAAGCGCGGCAGACTGGACTCCAACGGCAACTAATACCTCTGGCGGGGTCAGAGTCAGTTCGGGGTCAGGTATCGTTGGCGCGGTTCAGACCAGACAGGAAATACTGATATGGACGGATACGAGCCTGCACTCCATGCGGTTTGTAGGTGCCCCGTTTGTTTTTCAGTTCACCACACTGAGCGCAGATGTTTCGATGATTTCCCCCAACGCGGCGGTTAATGCCAGAGGGAATGTCTTCTTCATGGACAAGACAGGGTTCTACGTCTACAACGGGGCGGTACAACAACTCCCCTGTTCTGTGCAGGATTATGTGCTTTCCAATATCAATATGTCGCAGGCGTTCAAGGTGTTTGCTGCTGAAAATAATGCTTTTTCAGAAATCATCTGGTTTTACCCTGTTGGCTCAGGCACCCCAGACATAACGAATTATGTAAGTTACAACTATGCTGAAAACCTGTGGGCCGTGGGAACCCTTGCAAGAGGGGCTTGGCTTGACTCAGGCGTTCTGAATGGGCCGGTAGGTTCCAGCGTGGTGACTGACACAGACACCAACTATCTTTACAGCCATGAAGTCGGATATGACGCTGACGGGTCTGCGATGGCTGCATACATAGAGTCTGGCGACCTAGAGATTGGTGATGGTGAAAGGTTCACAATGATCAACAGGGTTGTGCCTGATTTTAATTTCAGCGGGGACACCGATGAAGCCTCTATTGCGATGACTATAAAGGGCAGTAACTTCCCATTGGAAGAAGCCTCTTCACTAGCCACAGCGACCATTACCAACAGCACAACCCAATCTGATATCAGGGCCAGAGCGAGGCACACTATCCTGCGGGTTGAAAGCAGCGGTGCTGGGTTTGGCTGGAGGTTAGGCGGCTTCAGGTTTGGGATGAGACAGGACGGGAGAAGATAATGGCGGAAAGACGCAGAAACC